GAGGGGAGCAACTAGGGTTGGAATGGGAAGAAGATGCGGGATAAACACTCCCCATCATATCCTGCCCGATGGGGGCGGCATGGGTAAGCAGAGAGAGGGATGACCATGAATGAGAAGTGGACAACCTACGAGCAACTCAAAGCGCAGCTGAGGGTAGGGAAGATCACGCCCGAGCAATATGAAAAGGCTGTCAAAGAGCTGGTGCGCCGACTGAAATTGTGAGGTGGTGTGGATGAGTGGCTGGATCAAGGACTGGCGAAAAGAGTTAGAAAGCAACATATGGCTCATGCCACCGCTCTACCACCGTGTATGGCAGTGGATCAAGTACAACGTGAACCACGAGCCCAACAAGGTGCCGTTTAAAGATGGGAAGGTAGTGGAGGTAGGGAAGGGGGAGAAGATAACCTCCTACCGCCAAATCGCCAACGGAGTGGGTTACTACGAACGGGGAATCTGGCGAGAGCCTAACGTCAAGACGATAAGAGATATTCTGGAGTGGCTGAGAAACGAACAGATGATCGACATTGAAAGTAACAGCCAGTATACACGCATAAAGGTGCTTAATTGGGGCCTTTACCAAGCCCCCGTCCAAGACGTAAGTAACAGTCAGGAAACAGTCAGTAAACAGTCACTGGATACAAACAAGAATGATAAGAATGATAAGAAGTATTATGGGGAGTTCGTCCGGCTAACTGACGAGGAACACCAAAAACTAACCGAGCGATTAGGACAAGCCTTAACCGCAGATTATATCGAACGCCTTAATAACTATATTGGCAGCAAGGGTACCAAGTACAAGTCCCATTATCATACCATCCTAACCTGGGTACGGAATGATGAGAAAAAGCAGGCCGAACCACCCACCCGCAAGCGCCAACTCTACATGCCGGAGGGTGACGAATGAACCGGAGCATTAACCTTCTAGCCGAAGCCCGACTGCTGGGCAATATCATAAAGCAGCCCGAAGTATGGCACGAAGTAGCCCCTGACTTCCGGCCAGAACTATTTTCCGATCCGGCGTACCGGGCAATAGCGCAAATAGTCCTTGATTTAACCGAAGGCGGCCAACGCCCGAGTTCGGTTAAAATATACAACGAAATGCACAAACGCAAGGTGGGCCTTACGGTCGAGGACCTGCTGGAAGTGGTCACGTCCCACGTAACGGTCAAGGAAACCAAATCCCTGTTGACCGAACTTGAAGACCTTTGGAAGCGCAGGACAGTGTACCAGACACTTTTGTCTGCCCTCAATCAGTTGCAACAAGACGACAAGCCCACAGACCAGGTTATTGCCGAGGCCCAGCAGGCCATGATAGACGCCTTCGCACAGACCGGCAGAAGCGAAGTCAAGACCATGCACGAAGTGGCGGAAAAGTTGTTCCTGCGCCAGGAAAGGATTCAAAGTGGTGAACAGCCGGCGGTGTACCCCTTTAACCTCAAGGGGGTGCAGGATCTGGTCGGCGGGTTGGAAACAGGGTCACTCACGATAGTGGCAGCACGCCCCAGCATGGGCAAGACAGCATTTGTTCTGTCCGAGTGCATTGGATGGGCGCAGAAGGGGTTGCCAGGGCTGATTTTCAGCCTGGAGCAGGAGGACTACCAAATCGGGCAGCGCAATCTAGCCAGTCTTGAGGCCATACCTGTAAGCTACCTGCGGCAGAAACTGGACGAAAAACATTTGGACAAGTTTTACACGGGGCTATCAAAGCTGCGGGAACTCCCCATTCGGATCAACGACAGAAGGGGCTTAACCGCGGATCAAATATGTTCCATTGCCCGTGTTGAAAAAATGCGAAACCCGAACATGAAATGGGTGGCCGTTGACTACCTCACGGCCATGAACATTGACGACCGCAACTATTACTTGCAGGTGGGACAAGCCGTCAAGAAGCTGCGGGACTTAGCCAAGGAAATAGACGTGTTTGTTATCCTGGTTTCTCAACTTAACCGCAAACTCGAAGACAGGAAGGACAAGCGGCCCAACCTTGCGGACTTGCGGGATTCGGGGAATATTGAAGAATTCGCTGACGTTATCCTGTTTCTGTACCGCGAAGGCTACTACAACCCCGGCTTCCTTAACTGCGACGAAGGCGACTGGGTGACGGAAATTGAGGTTGCCAAAAACAGACAGGGCGGTAACGCTGGCAAATACACACTTGCGCTGTTCAAACAGCCGTACATGCAGTGGACTATCTGCCCTAGCGATTTGGCTGAAAAGTACATGAAGAAGGTGAAGCGGAATGGCTAAAGCCGGACGCTACCAAATAGGATTTTGGGGGTGCTGAGTGATGAATAAAGTGATACTCATTGGACGTTTAACCGCAGATCCGAACCTGCGATACACCCAAAACGGGACACCCGTAACCACCTTTACACTTGCGGTGGACAAGCCCTTTGTGGGCGAGGACGGCAAGCGCGGGGCGGACTTTATCAACATAGTGGCGTGGCGTAAACTCGCCGAGGTCGTAGCCCAAAACATCACCAAAGGCCGCCTGGTGGCCGTGGAAGGTAGGCTGCAAATTCGTTCCTACAACGACCAGAACGGCATTAGGCGGAAGGCGGCGGAAGTGATAGCTAACGAGGTCAAGTTCCTTGACCGTCCGAAACAGGAACAGACCTCTGAACCGGAAGAGCCAGACTGGGGAGAACCGGAATTCGACGAAGTCCCTTTCTGATGGGGTAAGACATGACGTTAGACATTATCCCGAATGTCGGAATTGAATGGCAAGGTTTGGGATCGAATGCCGGAGGTGGAATGATCATGTGGCACTACATTTGCTTGGTTGTAGGTGCCGTCATCGGCTGGGTCCTATGTGCGATATGCACAGTGGCCAAATGCGATGACTGCCGGGCGGGGAGGTTGGACAATGGCAGAAACTAACCCATACACCAACCCACCGGAAGAAGCTGAACATATGGCCTTGGTCCAATGGCTGGAGTTGCATGCGATACGTTACACACACGTGCCCAATGAAGGTCTGCATAAGGTCCAATATCGAGTCAAACAAAAGCGGCTGGGAGTCAAGCCCGGTGTGCCCGACATCCTGATTTTCGACCGTCCGCCCCTTTACCCGGAAAACGTGGGGGTGGCAATAGAACTCAAGCGGCAGAAGGGTGGGCGGGTTACGCCAGAGCAGATAGCTTGGCTTGAAGACCTAAAGGCAAGGGGGTGGGCCGTGGCAGTATGCCAGGGGGCTATGGAAGCTATTCGGGTCTTACAAGAGCTGGGGTTTGGGGGGTGGAGTAGGTGCAGCAGTTGACCTTGTTTGCCCATTCCACCGAGAGCTTCGATTCTCGCATGCGTCACTTGGCGCGGGAATGGGCGGCTTCGGAGCGCATCAAGAGTGAGACCCAGCGTGCCGCCTATCGGCGAGACCTGCTGATTCAGGCATACAAGGCGGCGCTGGCCGAGGGGTTGTCCGTGGACGAGGCCGTTGCTAACGTGTGTCGTTACTTGTCGGGCGATGGCGCAGGGTCCGCATCTTGAGCGTGTCCATGCGGGGCGGGAGATATGCGGGAGGTGTCGAGCGGTTAATGAGTGAGCGCAGCGCCGTTGAGCGGCGGAGGTGAAACTATGAACGCCAAGCAGTATTTGAGGCGAATTCGGTTTTTGGACAAAACGATAAGCGCTAAGTTGGAGCAGATTGAAATACTCCATGCCCAAGCGACAAAAATAACCGCTGTCTTGAGCAATACCCCCAAAGTTGAATCGTCCGAAGAACAGGACAAGCTGGCCGCCACGGTTGCAAAGATAGTGGACCTGAAAAAGACGTTGAGGGAGGAACTCGAAGAATATATAAGCCTCAAGGCTGAGGCCATAAGGCTCATTAACAGCTTGCCGGACAGTAGACACCGCTTGGTGTTGATGCATCGCTATATAAACGGCCACACCTGGGAACAGATCGCTGTGTGTATGCACTATACATACCAGTGGGTGCACCGCTTGCACGGACAAGCCTTAGTCGAGTTTGAAAAGGTGATGCAAGGCGACAAGAGTTGATAGAAGTTTACTATTGACATATGCTAAGGTGTAAGTGGAGGAATCTGAAAAGCTATCATCACCCAGCAGTTTTTCTTGGGGTTGCCCCGGTTGCCTCCGCCGGGGCCCTTTCGCGGGGGCGGTTGGGCTCATAACTCGGGCGTTTTGCGGCTATTGGGAACCGGGTTGTGTGGCCTAGCCGCTTTCGCATTTTCGCCCTTGCAGGAGGAGGTGCCAAAATCGAGTTAGTCGTTTGCAATCACGTTGACGCCCCAGAGTGCCACTTGTGGGGCATTAGTGACGTACATCTGGGGAGTCCTGACTGCGATGAGGACATGTTTCTGGAGGACATTGCGGCCATAAGGGATGATCCGGATGCCAGGGTGATCCTAAATGGGGATCTCCTGCAGTACGACACCAAGAAGAGCAAAGGTGATGTGTACCGCCAGATGTATCCTCCTGGCCAGCAGAAGCGGATCATGCGGGACTATCTTATGCCCATCAAGGACAAGATCCTGGGCATTATCGGCGGGAACCACGACGAGCGAAGGACGGAGGAGGACGCAACTCCCATCCTGGACATCGCTGAATGGCTAGGGGTTCCGTATCTAGAGGATGAAGGGCTGTTCAAACTGCCGGTGGGTAGGCGGCTCAACAAAAAACCGTTCGTCTACACCATTTATTGCACGCATGGCTGGACGAACTCCCGATTCATAGGTGGCAAGTCTCTTAACTTGCACCGCTTGAGCGACATCGTTCTGGCCGATGTTTACATGATTAGCCATACTCATACTCCGTTGGCTTTCACGGACAGCTTCTATGTACCCGATCTCCGCAACAACAAGGTGGACGAGCGGCTTCGCTATTATGTGAACACGGGCAGCTATCAACGGAGAGGCCGATATCCTAAAAGCAAGGGGCTGCGTCCCGCGGCGCTGGTTAGACCGATTGTTCTTCTCAGCGGCAGCGAGCGCCGAATTGAAGTGAAGGTGTGACGTTGAGTTCGGAGGTTAGACAGATGAGCTATGCTGAAGAACAGCTGAAACACCTAGAGGAGTTGTCAAAAAAAGAGCCTAGGGATTCTATCTTGACTGAAGCACACCGGTTGGTTCACGGCCAGCGCGGCCAGGACTACGGCCATCCCTATGAGGATTTCTCACGCACGGCCAAGATATGGAGCGCCATCTTGGGTATCGAGGTGACTCCTCAGCAGGCCATCCTCTGCATGATCGCCGTGAAGATCAGCAGGGAGTGCCATCGGCCCAAGCGGGATAACCGCGTGGACATCGCCGGATATGCCGAGGCGCTTGATATGGTGGTTAATTACCGCGATCACCACGAGTCCGCTTAGAGCAGGGCGCATTGAGTTGGCTCGTGTTGAAGTAGCCCCTAGCTTATCGCTGGGGGTTTACTTATTGGACGCAGCTTTTAGGGTATAACATGCTACGATCCATCAGCTTCCTAGACCTTGTATGATTTTGGTTGGTTGCCGGCGCAGACTGGGAATGCTCGGGCTGCGCCGGAGGGGACTAAATGCGCAAATGGTTAGCCGGGGTGGGGGCGTGGCGCATTTAACTTGAAAGGGTGAGTCTTTGTCTCTCAAGGCGGTGCCCAAACCAGAGAAGCGGATCAAGAATAGGGCGTTAAGCAAAGCCATGCGGGAGGAAACACCCTATTGCGAACGGTGCGGCGCACCGGGGTATGGGGGTATGCACCATATCAAGTACCGTTCCCAAGGCGGGGACGATAGAAGGGAAAACCTTATCCGCTTATGTATGCGGTGCCATGACGGGGTGCACCAAGCGCGGTACGACTGGCGGGAACTTGTTGCTATTGTCGCTAAGCGAGAAGGGAAAACTGCTCAAGAAATAGCGGACATAATTGGGGTGGTATTATGAAGGGCTACACAGCGGTTGCAGGAGGTGATCCAGCCATATCCCGCTGCAGCAACAGCGGTACACAAGCGGGAGGTGGTCATGTCGGACTTGTGCATTCGATGTTCGAGAAGAAACAGAGCATTACTAAGTTTTACGTTAAGGATTTCCGGCGGTTTGGGCAACCAAAGCTCAAGAAGCCCAAGGAGCTATATCGCATAAACCCAGCGTTTTCGGTAGCGTATAACCCTAAGTGCATGTGTCAGGTGTTTCTGGAGGGCAACGATGTTTGGGTAAAGCACAGGGATTACTTTAGTCCATCTCTCGTAGCCCCAGAAGACTATGGTAAGACACTCAACCAGCTATGTGACAAGTACATGAAAAAAAACAGGAGCAAAAAGTTCGTGTACGAAGATGCTTGGGGCGACATCATCGCAAGAGCCGAAGCGTGGATACTACTTAAAAATCTTATGGCAGACATTAGAACCGGAGTGTTCGCCCTCGACATAGTGGCCAATATTCTAAGGCAACAAGAGGAAACGCACTCTATGGAGATATACGAATTGTGCTGCACACCAATGGAAAGATTTTGGGAGCAAGTGATCTTTGGTTTGATTAAATACCAAGAAACACGAGCGTGAGACGGGGATTGGAGGAAAGTGATGCAACTCCCGCCAAGCTCTGGCGGTACACAAGCGGGAGGTGAGCGCCTGTGTGACTCTTTCTCTCGAGCAGGTTCTCAAGCTCATTGAGGAAGGGAAGTTCTACAAGAGTACCATCTGGGAGAAGAAGCGCCTGGAGATTCTTGAACGGGATAACTACGAGTGCCAGGTCTGCAAAGAAGAAGGCGGATTCGCTCCGGCCACAACGGTGCACCACATACTCCACTTGGAGAACAGGCCGGACCTGGCGCTTGATGATGATAATCTCTTGAGTGTGTGCGCTGCGTGCCACAACAGAGAGCATCCGGAGCGGTTTATTCACCGGATTGTGCAGCGCAAGAGAAACGAGTTGGCTGAGAGGTTCCCGGAGCGGTGGTGATGCCCCCCCGGTCAGAAAAATCGACTTGCAAGAGGCTTTGGGGACCGGCGGGGGGGCTTGCCAATACAGATTTTACGCCGTTTCATGTGAGGCGTGGTCACTATAGGGGGTGAGGTGGTGTGGCCAGAGCGAAAAAGAGTCAAATTCGAGAGCAAATCAGACAGGACTTGACAGACCAATTGGAGCGTCAAGGGGTGTACGGCCAGCATTACCTTGACCTCATCGAGGACTACATGGCCCTGTGGGACACCAAAAATGCGCTGATTGAGGACATCAAGAAGCGCGGGGTAATGACGAAGTACCAGAACGGCCAAAACCAATGGGGTTACAAGAAGAACGACAGCGTGGGAAACCTTGTCAAGGTAAACAAACAGATGCTGGAGCTGCTAAAGGAACTGGGATTGAGGGCTGCAAACTTCGAGGCTGGTTCGGATGACGACGAGGAGATGTAGGCTGTATATCGATGACTACATGGAAGCTATTGAGAGCGGTAAGATACCCGCCTCCAGGCGGCTCCGGAAGGCTATGCCTTACATCAGATCCAAGCTGGATGTGCCAGGCGTTTGCATCGATGAGGAGAAGACGAAGAAGGCCGTTGAACTTATCGAGAAGTATTTCGAGATTAAGTTGGTGCCTTGGGAGCTCTTTATCATTGCCCTTGTTCACGCCTACTATGAAGACGGTACGCTGGTATTCACGGAGTTTTTCATCTTGGTGGGGCGTGGCAACGGGAAAAACAAATTCATCTCAGGATTGACCTGGTATCTGACTACGCACTACCACGGAATCCGGGGTTACAACATCGACATCATCGCCAACAGCCAGGAACAGGCCATGACTTCCTTCAATGACATCTACGAGGTGCTGGAGCTGACCTGGGCCAAGT